ACGTGATCGCGGCGCAGATCGTCGCCAGCGTGGTCGTGACGCTGGCGCATCGGGTCCAGATGTTGGAGATCGACTTCGCTGCCGCTATGCGGAAGTTCGAGCCGCACGTTCCGACTCCCCTGCCGTATCTCGGCAAGGCGATGATCTGGGTGCTGGCTCTCTACTGCCTGCGTCAGTACAACCTGCCCGGCCACGTATGGATCCTGATCTACGCGCTGCTGGCTCTGTTCGTCCTGCTCACCGTGCGTCAGTTGCTCGCGATCAACGACAACAAGCGGTGGGCGGACAGGTACCACGACGCCAGCGTGACCGACCCGCTGACCGGACTCGGAAACCAGGCCAAGCTGTCCGAGGTACAGGAGAATCTGGGCGAGAATGACGGCCGGATGGTCACCATCCTCATGATCGACTTGGATGACTTCAAGGAGATGAACACCCGCTACGGCCACGAGGGCGGTGATGTGATCTTGTCGATCGTGGGCGAGCGGATCCGGGCCTGCGTGCGCGCCGACGAGGTTGCCGTCCGCAGCGGTGGCGACGAGTTCGTGGTCATTCTGCCCGACGAGGACGAGACGGCCGGCCGGTCCGTGGCCGATCGGCTCCTCCGCATGTTCCATGATCCATTGGTGATCGAGGTCGCCGGCATTGAGCACGTAGTGGAGGTCCGGGCGAGTATCGGCATCGCCACTGGCGAGTGCGCGATGTTCGGCGACGTGACCCGCCGCGCCGACATGACCATGATGCACATCAAGACCGAGGAGGCTAAGGACCACTTCGAGACGGCCGTGGACCAGATTCCCGCGACCGCCCTGGAGGGTGTCTCCGAGTAGCGTTCCGCGTCCCCTGGCAGCGACCACTGTTCCAACTGGAACAGTGGTCGCTGCGTGTTCACTCCTGTCAAGCTACGATGCTCGATGTAACATCCATGGATTTCAATCAGGAGGAACCAAGTGGCTAACCACCCGTCCAGTGGGCCTGGTGAGAACTACGGCACGCCGAGCCAGTACGTCGGCCCGTCCGTTCCTGCGCTCGCCCCCAACGTCAACCCGTCCGCCGAGGGCGCCAACACCGAGACTGGCGGGGGTGTCAACCCGCAGGGTCCGGCGCCGCACGTCGGCGACTCGACCGCTGCTGGGCGCGAGGGCGTCTACCCGGACACGACTGTCGGCTCTCGCTGACCTGTGGCCGAAGCCAGGGGCTTCCAGACTCCGAGGTTCATGTGGGTACCGCCCCACCTGAGTAGTGCTGGCCAGGAGGCGGTAGATCTTGCTGCCCTGGCCGGCCTCAAGCTGGACCCCTGGCAGCAGCTCGTGCTCGATGGCGCCCTCGCCGAAGACAGGAATCACCGATGGACATGCTTCGAGGTATGTCTGATCGTGAGCCGCCAGAACGGTAAAGGACCGTATGCGCTAGATTATCCGATTCTGACTGATTCCGGATGGACGACGTTCGCTGACATCCGGCCCGGTCAAAAGGTATACGGCGCCGACGGCAAGCTGACCGACGTCGTGGCCGTCTCTGAGGTGTTCCCGTCCCTGGACTGCTACGAGGTCACCTTCACTGACGGCTCCAAGCACACCGTGGGCGGCTCCCATATCTGGCATGTACGCACCCCGGCCGGCAAGTGGCAAAACCTGGCCACAGAGGAGATAGCCAAGAACTTCAGGAGTCGCCGCCCGGACGGTCGTACGGCGTATCGCTATCGCGTGCGGTGCGACGCGACGGTGGAGACTCCACACGCCGATCTTCCCATTGATCCATATCTTCTCGGCTACTGGCTGGGCGATGGAACTGCCGCAACTGCCAGCATCACCGTTGGAGCGCAAGACAAGGAGTGGGTCTCGGGGCGCATCGAGGCGGCCGGCGCGACGATCCAAAGGACATCCCGTCACGATCACGGTCACGCCTGGGGCCTGCACTTCAGCCTCGGCGGGCGCTATGCGTCGGATGGCTTCCTGGCACGCGCCCGTGCGCTCGGGGTACTGGGCGACAAGCACATACCGGAGATCTACCTGACGGCCTCCCCGGAGCAGCGGATGGCATTGCTCGCCGGGCTGATGGATTCCGATGGTTCGATCGCGACCACCAACCGCTCGCCGCAGGTTGAATTTTCCACTTCGTACCCAAGGTTGGCCGAGACGTTCCATCGACTCGCTCGCTCTCTCGGCATTCGGGTTGCTCCGAAGTGGCGCAAGACAGCGGGGCGCGACAATTGCCGATTCTTGTGGACGCCGACCTTTGACCCGTTCGAGATGCCGCGCAAGTCGGAGAAGTTCAAGCCGCCAAGCAGCGCCCGCCAGCAGTTGATGAGTGTCACTGATGTGCGCCGCGTGCCAACAGTGCCCACGCGATGCATTCAGGTGGCCGCCGAGGACGGAATCTTCCTGGTTGGCCATCACTTCACGCCTACCCACAACTCCATCCTGGAGGCGCTTGAGCTTGCCGGCCTGTTCCTGTTCGATGACGACCTGATCATCCACTCCGCGCACTTGTTCTCCACGTCCAAGGAGCACTTCGCGCGCATCTCGCACCTGATCCGTAACTGTCCTGAGCTGCATTCACAGGTCAAGAAGTACAGCGCCTCCCACGGCGAGGAGGCCATCGAGTTGCGTAACGGTAAGCGCCTGAAGTTCATGGCGCGTACCGGGTCGGCCGGCCGTGGTTTCTCCGGCGACCGGATCGTGTTTGACGAGGCCATGTATCTGGACGCCATGGCGATGCAGGCCATGCTCCCGACCCTCTCGACCCGCCCCAACGCGCAGGTCTGGTACACCGGCTCTGCCGGCTTCAAGACGTCCGAGCACTTCGGTTCGGTACGGCGCCGTGGGCTGCGGGGCGCGACCGGCCAGGACGGCGATCCTTCGCTGGCATTCTTCGAGTGGTCGATTGACGAGCGCCCCGTCTCCGAGGGGGGCGATGCGCGCGACGCGCCGCGTTCCTGGCGCAAGGCGAACCCGGGTATGGGGTACCGGATCACCGAGTCGTACGTCCGCAAGGAGGCCGCCGCGTTCGGTGGCACGGAGACGGCCGCATTCGGCCAGGAGCGTCTGGGGATCGGCGACTGGCCGGATGAGGACGAGGCGTGGGCGATCGTGGACCGTGGGGCCTGGGTGGAGGGCGCGTGCGACTACGAGTCACAGATCGTCGGTCCGCTGGCGTTCGGTTTCGACGCGGACCCGGAGACGCACATCGGGGCTATCGGCGTGGTGGGCATGAACGTCCACGGCAAGATCCACTACGAGGTGGTGGCTCGCGAGCCCGGCACCGCGTGGATCGCCGACTGGCTGATCTCGCGGGACAAGATCTGGCACCCGCTCGCCGTGTGCGTAATCCCGACGTCGCCGGCCGCCAGCACGATCGCGCGGCTGGAGGACGCCGGGATCAACATCACCCGCGTCACGACCACTGATTACGCACGTTCGTGCGGCGCGTTCTACACCGACGTCATGGAGAGCAGGACGGCCGCCCATCGAGGCCAGATGGAGCTACAGCGCCCCCTGGGCGGCGCTCGCAAGAAGGATCTCGCGGAGGGTGGTTGGATCTGGTCGCGCAAGGAAACGGTTACTGATCTTGCACCACTGATTGCTGTCACTCTCGCGCGCCACGGATTCGCCGAGACGGCGAACCGTGGCAAGGAGGTACTTGCTGACTTCGGCGGATCGCTGACTGCGCCGGCCGTGAATACGAACCGCTCGGAGCCCTACATGCCTGGTCCAATGTCATTGACGGCCGCCAAAGCCGGAATCGAACTCGAACCCTTTTCGGGCTATCTAGAAGATACGATCCAACCTGAAGACTTGCATTCTGAGCCCGGCGGTGGATCCCTGGGCTATGCCGCCGCGAAGAGGGGGAACGCGCTGTGAAGCTGCCTTGGCGGCGCAAGCCCCCCGTCGATTCGACCATCAAGTTCGATGAGCACCGGGCGATCATGGAGTCGAAGGGCCTCTACAACGAGTCCCTGGCGCGGGCGCTGGAGGCCGGCTCCGACCAGCTATTCGTTCCGAGCGACGAGGTGCCGGGAACATACGTCCAGCGAAACGTCCCGCTGGGGGACGACTACTTCGCATTCGGCGGCATGGCCTATCGCGGCAACCCGACCGCCATGTCCATCGCGAAGAACCAGGAGGTCGGCGGCCAGGACTACGAGTCCTACGTCAACAAGGTCTTCAAGGGGAACTCGATCGTGTGGGCGTGTGAGCAGCGCCGGCTCAACGTGTTCGGCGAAGCTCGCCCCATGTACCGCCAGGTCGACAATGGGCGGCCGGGCGACCTGCACGCGTCGCCGGCCAGCCGGCTCAACGACCTGCACGAGCCGTGGACGAACGCGACCTTCAGCGACCTGCTGGTGCGCGCCCTGCTGCACGCCGACTTCGCCGGCAACGCCTACATCGTGAAGTACCAGAACCAGTTCCGCCTGCTCCGGCCGGACTGGGTGTATATCGTCATGGGCTCGATGGACAACCCGGCTGCGAACGCCGATGACATCGAGGCTGAGGTGGTCGCCTACGCGTACTTCCCCGGCGGCCTGGCACAGTACGGCGAGAACAAGCCTCCGGTCATCCTCATGCCCGACGAGGTGTGTCACTTCGCCCCGATGCCCGACCCGATGGCGCACCACAAGGGCATGTCCTGGCTGACGCCGCTCTTCTACGAGCTGGCCGGCGACCAGGCCGCGAACTCCCACAAGCTCCAGTTCTTCAAGAACGGCGCCTCGCTCCAGTATGTGGTGTCGCTCGACAAGGAGATCAAGCCTGACGCGTTCAACCGCTTCGTCGCTCAGATGAAGGCGCAGACGCAGGGCGTGGGGAACGCGTACAAGACTCTCTACATGGGCGGGGGTGCGGATGTCACACCGGTCGGGGCAGACCTTCGGCAGCTCGACTTCAAGACTGTTCAAGGCGCGGGAGAACCCCTCGCCTTGGATACCCCCGTGCCGACGCCTTCAGGGTGGACGACGATGGGCGAGATCACGCCGGGCGACGAGGTTCTTGGGCGGGATGGGAAGCCCGCGCGTGTCGTAGCGGTCTCTCCGGTTCACGTCGATCGAAAGTGCTACAAGATCACATTCAAGGACCGCACCTCGATCGTGGCCGACGAAGGCCACCTCTGGGTGGCGATGGATCGGGATGCGGCCGGCCGTCCCGAGCGGCAATACACAACCGAACAGCTCTACGGTCTTGTGAACGCCCCACGTCGGGAGCACGCTCACCGCGTAGGCGTTCCCGCCTCCCCCGTGCTCGATCTTCCCGAGAAGGATCTTCTTGTCGATCCGTACGTATTGGGCGCTTGGCTGGGTGATGGGTACACGGCCGGCGCTGCGATCTGCGGAGCGGCCGATGATCTCAAGCACATTGCGGCCGAGGTGGAGGCTGCCGGTTATGTAACCACGCCGTGGGATACCCACCCCGAAAAGGTGTCGGTTATCGGAATCCCCGGGGGGCTGCTGTGCGCGCTGCGCGCACTCGGCGTCCTGAACGACAAGAAGATACCCACTGACTATCTGCGCGCATCGGCCCCCCAGCGGCTCGCCCTACTGCAAGGCTTGATGGACACGGACGGGTCGGTCGACGGGGGCGGCTCCTGCCAATTCAGCTCCAAGTGGCAGCACTTGGCGCTTCAGGTGGCTGAACTCATCCGGTCTCTCGGGTACCGCGCGACCGTTAGCTCGCATGCCGATTCTCGTTCGCGCACTGGCGCCCACTGGGTGGTCCAGTTCCGCTCCGATCCTGCCGTGATGCCATTCCGGCTTCCGCGCAAGGTGGAACGCGTCAGTGAGCCGCACGTTCGCACGCGGACTATCGTGTCGATCGAGGAGGTCGAGTCGGTCCCGGTTCGCTGTATCGCGGTGGACACTCCCGACCACCTGTTCCTCGCGGGCGAGTCCATGGTGCCGACCCACAATACCCGGATCGCGGCGGCGGCGGGGGTACCGCCCATCATTGCCGGTCTTTCCGAAGGTCTGTCTGCCGGTACCTACAACAACTACGGGCAGGCGAAGCGCTCGTTCGTAGATGGCACGATTCGCCCCCTCTGGCGCAACTTCTTCGGCTCGTTGCAGACCATCGTCCGGCCGCCGAACGGCTCCGAGCTGTTCTACGACGACCGCGACATTCCGTACCTGCGCGAGGACGAGAAGGACCGGATCACCATCCTCCAGATGGAGGCCGCGACGCTGGCTGCGCTGATCTCTGCCGGCTACGAGCCGGACGCGTCGAACCAGGCAGTGAAGGCGCGCGATCTGACCATCCTGGCGGGGCACCACACCGGCCTGTTCTCCGTGCAGCTTCAGCCGCCGCTTCTGCCCGGTCAGGCTCCCACGGCGAACGCGTCGGGCACCATGCCCACACTGGACGCCTCCGGCAAGCCGAAGGGCGCTGGTGGCGGGGTTGGTCAGCCGAAGACTTCGAAGCCGGCGGGCGCCGCCGGCATGGCCGCGTCGAAGGTTTCGCTACCGAAGGCCCCGAGCCCGAATCCCCCGAAGCCCGGCCCCCCGAAGGCAAGCTAGTGACCTGGTGGGAGGCAGCGCGGGCGCGCTTGGATGATCCTCTTTACGGGGATCAGTCCGCGATCGAAGAGTCGATGGTGGTTGGGGCACAGGAGGACGACGTTCTCGAATGTGTCCTCGCCCCCGTCCTTGCGGGCGATGATGTGCGCGATATCGCAGGGAGCTTTGCTCCACCCGCAAACGGCACATTTGTTCACGAATTTCCTCCGGACTGTCACCCTGAACGAGTTGGCGTTTGCGTACGTTTCGACACGCCTTGTTCCCCGCAACGCGAATCCGTGGGCCACCCCCTTGCATGCTCGCGAGCAGAAGCGCGCATCCGGCCTGTCGGGGCGAGGGAAGAAGGTAAAGGATTCACCGCATACTTCGCAAGGCTTCGACTGCCTGCAACCCTTATCGTTAGTTGGGTTGATGCGTTGGAACGCGAGTCTACAGGGCACGGAGCAGAACTTCGCGCTCTTGAGGTACCGAATCCCGGGAGCCCTGGGGATCGGCCCACCGCATTGACCGCAGTCATTAGCCATGTCGTCAGGATAGGAGAGGATGAGTCCAATGACTGAGATGAGTTCGAAGTCCATAAATGATCTTGACGACGACCAGTTCGCGTACATCCAGGACGGTGGCCACAAGGACGCCGAAGGTAAGACCACGCCGCGATCCTTGCGGCATTTCCCGATCCACGACGCCGCCCACGTGCGCAACGCGCTCGCGCGAGCCTCGCAGTCTCCCTTCGGCGAGAAGGCGATGCCGAAGATTCGCGCGGCGGCCAAGAAGTTTGGAGTAGAAGTGGGCGACGACAACTCGCGCAGCGATCTGCTGGCGACCCAGCCGGGCATCATCACCCGGACCTATCCGCTGGACGACATTGACGTGCAGAAGGGCCGGCTGACCTGTGAGCGATGCGGTCAGGACGCCACCGGCCGACTGGTGGACGCCTATGCCGCCGTGTTCCGCAGCCAGACCGAGATCTACGACGACCAGGGCCACTACATCGAGGAGATCGACCCGGCGGCGTTCAACCGGACCATCAACAACTCCTCGCAGAACGGCTACCGGAACGTCTCCGTGTTCTACAACCACGGCCGGACGCTCTACGGGACGCCGAGTGAGAGCGGATCCATCTCCCTGGGGCACGTCGCCGCGATCCGCTCCGACGCGAACGGCCTACTGACCACCACCCACTATGGGCGGCACGACATGGGCGAGCAGATCCTTACCCAGATCGTGGCCGGCGACATCTCCGGCCACTCCTTCACTGGGCGGACCTTCCGGTCCAACCCTTCGACCCCCCCGCGCGTTTCTCGCGGTGGTGATCTTCCGTTGGTGGTCCGACTGGAGCTGGGTCTCCAGGAATATGGACCGACGCCAATTCCTTACTACCAAGACACGCGCGTACTTGCTGTACGATCGGGTCTGATCACGGATCAGCATTTCGGCACTGGGGCCGAACCCGCTGTATCTGATTCCCATGCCGGGGACTCGCCTTCGGGCACTCAGGGCGGCGTTACGCAGGAGGAAATCGCGGAGCGTATCCGCCAGTTCTGGGAGGAACGAAAGAGTGAGTAACCGGCTGAACGAGATTCGTGAGCGGATGACCGCGATCGAAGTCGAGCTTCAGGCCATCGAGCAGATGTCCGACCCGAGCGGTGACGAGGTGCAGCGTTCTGCTGTTCTCGCCGACCGTGGGGATGTCACGGACCGGCTCATGGCCGAGTTCCGCGCCCTGGATGAGGAGCTGAAGCCCCTTCAGGAGCGCGAGGACAACCGCAACGCCATCCTGGCGCGTGCGCAGCAGGTCGCTGCGTCCGTCGTCAATCTGACCGAGCAGGGTCAGGCTGGTGGCCGCAACGACCACAGCGTCCACGTCTCGCGGCGTGTGACCGACCCCTTCAAGGACTTCGACGTCTCGCGCGCTCGCAAGCTCGTGTACGAGAGCCAGAAAGACAAGGGCTTCATGTCCATGCCGAGCGAGGACACCGGCACCGACCTGGTGCGGCGTGCCGCCGCCCTGGTTGAGCGCTTCGAGTCGCCGAGCTTCGTGGACACCCACCGTGAGCGCGCGATGGAACTGCTGGAGCGGACCAACCGCAAGCAGGCTCCGATGGTCGCCGCCCACATCCTCACCACGGGGACCGAGGAGTACGAGCGGATCTTCTGGGACTACATCCACGACCCGATGAGCAACGTGCAGCGTACTGCGCTGTCGCTGACCTCGGCGAATGGTGGGTACCTGGTGCCGTTCACCCTTGACCCGACCATCATCCTGACGAACAGCGGTTCGGCGAACCCCTTCCGTCAGATCTCGGACATCAAGACCACGGCGACCAACAACTGGAACGGCGTCGCGTCCACCGGCATGAACGCCGCGTGGCTCGCGGAGGCCGGCGTCGTGGCCGACGCTTCTCCGACGTTCTCGAACATCCAGATCACGCCCCAGAAGGCGTCGGCGTGGGTGTTCGGCTCGTACGAGATCCTGGAGGACTCGGACTTCGAGACCGAGCTTCCGACCCTGCTGGCTGACGCCAAGGACCGCCTGGAGGAGGCCGCGTTCGCGACCGGCTCCGGCACCGGCCAGCCGAAGGGTGTCGTGACCGCCGCGACCACGGTCTACACCACTGCCAGCACTTCGCACACCATCGCGGTGGCGGACGTGTACGGCATCCAGGGCGCGCTGCCGGCCCGGTTCCGGCGCAACGCCAAGTGGGTGGCGTCGATCTCGGCGATCAACGCGTTCCGCCAGCTCGACACCGCTGGTGGTTCTTCGTACTGGACCAACCTGGGCCAGGGCCAGCCCGAGCGTCTGCTGGGCGGGCCGATCTACGAGTCGACTTCGGTCCACTCGTACGACCAGCAGAGCGGTTCGGTCTGTGCCGTGTACGGCGACTTCTCGCAGTACGCGATCGTGGACCGGATCGGGATGTCGGTCATGTACGAGCCGATGATCAAGGACTTCTCCACGACCCGGCCGACCGGGCAAGGTGGATGGTTCGCTTTTTGGAGGGTAGGCGGAGACGCCAAGGTTCCGAACGCCTTCCGAGCCCTCAAACTTGCTTAAACTTCAGAATGCGATAACATCTATCGCATTCTGAAGTTGTGCAAGATCGACGGATGCAGTGAGCGGGTCAAGGCTCGTGCGCTATGCAGTCGGCACTACAGCCGACAGTGGCACACGGGCGACCCGCTCACTCCATTTAAGAACAGCCCAGCGCCGGCCGAATGCCGGATTGGGGAATGCGCCAGCAAACCACAGGCTCATGGGCTCTGCTCGAAGCATCTCTGGAGACTCCGGACTCACGGTGATCCAGAATTCGACGTTCGCGCATCTGGCGGCGGCTATAAGCCGAACGGCGACAAGGCGGACAACCGCCTAGAGAACTTGGAACTATGGACCACCATGCAGCCGAGCGGGAAGCGCGTGGAGGATCTGGTTGCCTACGCACACATCATTCTGGGTCGATACTCCGATATGGTGTAGCCAGGTTAATCCGTCTGGCAGGCGGGGAGGCGTTTCGTGCGGGTCCGCCTCCCCGCCATCAACCCGCAAAGAGGCTCCATGAAGAAGAACGACCGTCTGGTCATCGGCTACATCCACCCGGACTTCGTGCGAGCCGAGTTCATGCGCTCCATGCTGCTGACGCAGAAGAAGTCCAAGACCCCCATCGACGCGATCCTCTCGATCAAGAGTGGGCCACTCATCGCATCCGCTCGCAACGACATCTGCTCCATGTTCCTCAACGAGCACCAAGCTGACTGGCTACTCATGGTGGACTCCGACATGGTGTGGGTACCTGAAGCCGTCGACAAGCTCGTCCAGACCGCCTCCGAGCGGTCTCTTCCCGTTCTAGGAGCACTCTGCTTCACCGAGCTGCTGGATGACAACGGCGACAACCAGTCCACGGCCTACGAGCTGGTGGTGCGCAATGGCCAGGCGCAGTTCGCCGCCTACCAGAAGTACCCGGACAACGACGTGTTCCCCGTCGCCGGCACCGGCGCCGCGTTCCTCCTGGTTCACCGTGACGCGCTGATCAAGATCGCCTCCGGCTGGGGGGACAACAAGGACACCATCTGGCCGTGGTTCCGTGAGTCCACGATGAATGGCCGGCGCGTCGGCGAGGATCTGTCCTTCTGCCTTCGCGCCCGTTCGGCCGGCGTCCCCGTCAACGTCCACACGGGCGTGCGTGTCGGCCACATCAAGTCCCACATGCTCGGAATGTCGGAGGTGCTGTGATGGATCTCGATGAAGCGTGGCGCGTATATGCAGACCGTCGAGCCACTGAAGATGCTGCTGCCGTAGCTGAGTATCGATCACCGAACTACGCACACATCATGATGCAAGATCCGGAAGCGGTGGAGGCACACAACCTTATTCTCGCCAGCCGTGAGCCGCGAATGCAGCATGTCGCTGCACAGTTTGCGGAGATGCAGAGGCAGCGCGAAGCCCGCGAAGCTATTGAGGAGCACGGGTGATGGATCTCGCGATCATAGTCCCCACCCGTGGGCGGCCGGACGCGGCTCGTGAGCTGGCGCAGGTCTTCGCCGACACCACCACTGGTCATTCGGCCATCGTGTTCGTGGTCGATCAGACGGACCCGAAGCTGGAGGAGTACCACGAAAAGGTGCCGCCCTTCGCCGACCTGATCGTGCGCGACACGAACGGCATGGTGCCGGCATTGAACACCGTGGCCGGATGGCTCGCTGACGACGGTGGGGTGTTCGCGATCGGCTTCATGGGTGACGACCACCGGCCGCGCACCACCGGTTGGGACGAGGCATATCTGGAGGCGTTGCGCGAGCTGGGCACGGGCATCGTGTACGGCAACGACCTGTTCCAGGGCGCGAACCTCCCGACGCAGTGCGCGATGACTTCCAACATCATCCGCAAGCTGGGCTTCATGGCGCCGCCCAACTTGCAACACCTGTACGTGGACAACTTCTGGCGCGACCTGGGCAACGAGTGCGGCATGCTCCGCTACCTGCCGGATGTGGTTGTCGAGCACATGCATCCGTTCGCCGGCAAGGCTGAGATGGACGAGGGCTACCGGCGCGTGAACGCTCCGGAGGTTAACGCGAAGGACGCGTCGGCCTACTCCGAGTGGCGCGACAAGCACTTCGCGGAGTGCGTGGAGGGAGTGAGGGAGCTGTGACACGTCAACGCCTGCGGGCCGCGCCGTCCGAGGAGGAGATGCGCAGCATGTACCCCGTGCCGCATGATCACCTCCGGTGGCGGGATCACCATCTGCGCGTCGAGGTGACCGTGCGGGTGGGGCGCTGGATCCTGGAGGGCCTGGAGCCGGAGGCTTACTCTGGCGCTGACCTGTCTTGCGGGAACGGCAGCATCCTGGGCTCACTTCAGGTGATCAAGAAGTACTACGGCGACTTCGCGCCTGGGTGGCCGCTGACCGGCCCGATCGAGAAGACCCTGGACGAGATTCCCCACGTCGACATCTTCGTGCTGTCCGAGACGCTGGAGCACCTGGACGATCCGGACCTGGTGTTGCGTGGGATCCGGGAGAAGTCGGGACAACTGCTGCTCTCCACGCCGGTCGGCTGCTGGAACGACAGCAATTTGGAGCACTTGTGGGCCTGGACTCGCGAAGATCTGGAGGACATGCTTCGCGCCGCCGGCTGGCACCCCTACATCTACTCCTCGGTGGACTTCACGATGATGGGCCTGCCGTACAAGTACGCGGTGATCGGGGCGCGATGAAGAAGAAGGCTCTCGTTTCAGGCTCGGCGGGCTTCGTTGGTCGGCACATGGTGCGTGAGTTGGAGGCTCGCGAGTACGTGGTGAGCAAGATCGACCTGCTGGAACCAGGTAACTCGCGGGACGTCATCGAGTTCTTCGAGATGCGCAACGAGCAGTACGATCTCGTGGTTCACGCCGCCGCGCGCGAACCACACCGCGCGGCGATCGACTCGAAGCCGCGCAACTTCGCCTACAACGTCATGCTCGACGCGGCGATGTTTACCTGGGCGATGCGCACTCAGCAGCGGCACGTCCTGTACTTGTCGAGCTGCGCAGTGTATCCGCTGGCCTACCAGGCGCGGCCGAGCGCCCCACTCGAAGAGTCCGACGTCAACCCGGACTTCTGCGATGAGCCTGATTCCAGCTACGGCTGGACGAAGTTGACCGGCGAGCGCCTGGCGACGAATGCAAGATCGGCCGGCGTCAATGTCACTATCGTCCGCCCATTCTCGGGATACGGCACCGACCAGCCCGAAAACTGGCCTTTCGGGGCTTTTTTGGCGCGCGCCAAGAGGCGCGAGGATCCGTTCACGATCTGGGGGAACGGCAACCAAGTCCGAGACTGGATTCACATTGATGATGTGATACAAGGTGCGCTCGCTCTAGTCGACGCGGGGGTCTCCGACCCTGTTAACCTCAGTACTGGAATCGGTACTTCAATGCGCCAGCTTGCAGAGCTGATAACGGAAACCGCCGGCTACAAGCCAGCCTTCCGGACACGCTCGGACAAGCCAAACGGAGTGGAGTATCGGGTCGGTTCGACGGAGCGCCTGTCGAACTACTACAAGCCCAAGATCACACTCGCCGAAGGTGTTCGGCGCGCACTGGAGGGAGAGGCGAATGGTCCATTTGGACCGGGATCCTGACGCTCTCGCCAACACGGTTCTTCACGACGCGCATGACGAAGAGCCCGAGGCGAAGGTCGAAGAGACCAAGGACGAGAAGCCGGCCGCCAAGCCGTCCGGCCTGACTTCCCAGAACGCCAGTCCGCTGGTCCTGGGCGACCGGAAGGTGAACGACTAATGCCGGGTAGTACGCCCACCCCCAACGTCCTTACCGACGCTGGGTATCTGTTCGTTGCGCCGCTGCTGACTGCGGAGCCCACCATGACGGTGGTCGGTGGCAAGTTCACCACCTCCTGGTCTGGCGGGTGGCTTTCGCTCGGCGCCACCGAGAACGGTTCGGAGTTCGACTACTCCATCAAGACAGCGGCCATCTCGGTCGAGGAGTTCTACGACCCGATCCGCTACTCCACCACTGAGCGTTCCGGCTCCATGGTGTTCTCCATGGCCAACTACGCGATGACCAACGTCTCGTACGCGATGAACGGCATCGGCACCACGGTGCCGGTCTCCGGTTCCGGCCCCACGCTGCTGACCTCCTTCGCCCCGCCGGTCGTCGGCTCGGAGACCCGAGTCATGCTCGGCTGGGAGTCGCTGGACAGCACCGTGCGGATCGTCATGTACCAGTGCATCAACTCCGGCACGGTGAAGATGTCGTTCAAGAAGGCCCCGGCACTGGCGACCATCGCCTGTACCTTCAACTTCGAGATCCCGACCTCTGGCCTGCCGTTCAAGATGTACGGCGCCGGCACCAACCGGCAGTAAGGGGACTGAGGCATGGGACAGATCAGTCGCATCACGCTGCCGAACGTCAACAGCTCCTACACGTCGACCACGGCCGGCACGTCGCCGGCCTGGGGGGCGATGGCGGCTGGCGATCTCGTGCCACTGGGCGGTCAGGGCACGCTCGTCGGCTTCCGCACCACCGGCACTGCGGTCGTCGTGACCCTGGACAGCGTGGTTCCGTCCAACTACGGCCAGGACCAGAACGTCACCGTGACCCTCGGTGCCACCGACGAGCAGTGGGTGTGGATCGACACGGATGGCGTCGGTCGGTTCGACCAGGGGCCGGGGGCGAACTACGGCTACATGGCCGTCTCGTACAGCACCACCACCGGTGGTACTAGGGCCTGCGTGACGATCCAGTGACCGAGTACCAGTACGGCATTTCGATCGAAGCCGAGATCGAGGTGGTCCGCGCCGAAGATGCGCAGGCCACCTCGGTTGAGGTTGCAGAAGATGAGAGTGGGGAGTCGGAATGACTGATGGTCTTGCTGCCACGACGCTCGCCAACAAGTGGCTGGACATGCTCGCCGGCACCGCGTTTACGGCTCCGGCCTCCTGCTATGTGCAGCTCCACACGACTGGCGGCCCCGGCGCTGCTGGCACGAGTAACGTGTTCGCCAACGTGGTCACCGCTCGCTCCGCAGTAACCTGGTCAGCAGCCTCGGCCGGTTCGAAGTCGGCTAGCAACACGCCAACTTGGACGGCTAACGGCGCGGGCGGTACCGTCACCGACATCTCGTTCTGGGATGCCTCCACGGCCGGCAACTTCTTGTTCAGCGCCGCGCTCAGCGCCTCGAAGACCGTGGCGTCCGGCGACGTGATCAACCTGACCAGCTTCTCGATCTCCTTCACGCCTATCGCCGCGTAAGGCTAGGTGGCTAGCCATGGCCATCGCTTTCGACACGATCCAGACGGCAGCCTCCAACTCTGGTGGCGCTTCTCGCGTCATCGACATCAGCAGCGCCACTGATGGGGCGTGGGTGTACTGTGCGATCTTCTTGACCGACTCGTCGGGGCGCGTCTTCGACGCCCTGACGGGATGGGATCAGCTCAGCACCAACGACTCCGACTCGAACACCTGTCACTACTCGGTGTGGCGTCGACAGAAGCAGACCGGCGACTCGACCTTCACCATCACGTGGACAGGCGGAAACTCCAAGGACAACACGGTGTGGGTTTCCTACACCGGCCTGGATAACACCACGCCGAACGAAACCATCGATGTCAAAATCGATCTAGTCAGCGGGGCCACCGACTCCACCGACTCGGTGACCCCTGCGGCGGCAAACCGCTGGGCGTTGGCCATCTTCGAGCACCGCACCACGAGCAACACCGCAAAGAACGTCATCTTCTCCACCGCTTCCGGCATGGTGGAGCGCGCCGAGCAGAACATGAGTGCGGCCGGCAACTCTCCGCAGACTTATGTCGCCACGGCGGTGGATGATTCGAACGGTGCCGTAACGCAGGCTGCTCACAGTTACAGCGTCAACGCCACGCTGAGCGGATCCCCGATCAACTCAGCGATGAAGATCGGTATCCTGCTGTACCTGATTCCAAGCACAACCACCTGGTCGGTAGATTCCACCCTCGCCGTCACGGCCACCGCCAGCCCGACCGCCACCCGCGTGGTGTCCGCGACCGCCTCGCTGGGCAGCACCGCCACGCTGAGCCCGGTTCCCCGCGCCACGTACAACACGAGCGCGTCGGCCACGGAGACTGCGACTCTTGCCGCCACGGCTGCTCGCGCCTTCCTCATCTCGGCTTCCGTCTCTGAGACCGCCACCCTGACGGCGGTCGCCAACCGGACCTTCTCGCTCTCCTCGACGGCCACCACGACGGCGGCCCTCACGCCGGTCGCCAACGCGACGTTCACTGTCAGCTCCTCACTGGCGACCACGGCCACCCTGACGGCGACCGCTAACCGGATCTTCTCGGTGTCTGCGGCGCTGAGCGAGACGGCCACGCTGGCGGCTACCGCGCTGCGTACTGCGACCATCGCCGCCCTGCTCGCGGAGACGGCCACCGCGACCCCTGTGCCGAACGCCGTCTGGTCGGTGGGCGCCTCGGACACGATCACCGCGAATCGCACTGCGGTCGCCGATGTGCCTGCCGGCGCCATCAGCATCGACGCCACCCTGACAGTCACCACCAACTTGACGGCAGTCGACCAGTTGGCAGCGTCCTGTGCGTCCACCCTCGCCGTGACGGCTGGCCGCGCGGCGACCGCTGTGCGCACCGCAACCCTGGGCGCCACGCTGGGCGCCACGGTCACCGCGTCCCCGGTACCGAACGCCGTCTGGTCGGTCAGCTCCTCGGACACGATCACCGCGAACCGCACCGCCGTCGCCGACATTCCCGGCGGCTCCATCGACATCGACGCGACCCTCGCGGTCACGGCCGGCCTCACGGGTGTCGCGCAACGAGTCGTGTCGTGTGCCAGCACGCTGGGCGCCGTGGCGGGTGCGTCCACCACGGCGGTACGTGCCGTGACTCCGAGCGCCGTGCTGTCTGTGTCCGCGGCTCGTTCCGCCACGCCATCCCGCACCGCAGTCCTGGGGGGCACGCTTGTCGCCACCGCCACCCGGCTCGCGCTGTCGTCGGGGAGGTTCGATATTGCCGCGTCGGCCTTGATCGCCAGCGCGATGTTCGTGGAGATGGGCGCGCCGGGGGCCGCCACCTTGCATGGTTCGGACGCGTCCAGTGTCAAGTTCCAGCCGGATTCGGCGCGCAGCGGTCCCGCACATTCGGGGGATAACCGGGTCGACTTCTCTGGCGGCGACTCTGGGGTTGGGATCTGAGAGGATTAACGCATGACTATCTATGACATCGGCGACAAGATCAACGTCACCACGGCGGTGACGGTTGACGGCGTGCCCACCGATGCCACGATGGCCATCTCGCTGACCGCGCCGGACGGCACGAGTTCCATACCCACCCCGATCAACACCACGGGCGTCGGCCTCTACAACGCCAACTTCACCGCCACGATGGCCGGTAACTACGTGGTCACCTGGACGTCCTCTGGCGCTGCGGTGGGCGTCGACCAGTACCAGGTCTACGTACAGCCGGCCGGCGCGAAGATTCTTGGCCTAGGCGAGGTCCGCACCCACCTCAACATCAACAGCACGGACCAGGACAACGAGCTGAAGGGCTACATCGAGGCGGTCGGCGTCGTCGTGGAGAACATCGTCGGCTCCGTCCTGCCGCGCACCGTGACGGAGAGCTATGACGGCGGGCAGGAGACCATCCCGCTGCGGCACTGGCCGATCGTGTCGGTCACCTCCGTCAAGGAGACGTGGTACGGCGGGGCGACCTACAGCCTGACTCAGATCGACCTGACCGCCGGCACGCCCGCCGGCCAGTTCAACTACACCTTCGACCCAAACACCGGCACGATCACCCGGCGCATCGGCGTCTTCGAGACGTGCTTCATGCCCGGCTCCGACAACATCCAGATCACCTACGTGGTGGGCCTCCCGCAGCCGTGGCCGGCGAACATCCGGCTCGGGGCGCTGGAGCTGGTGTCCTGGTTCTGGCGGACCACCCAGCAGGGGCGCGGCTTCCCTCGCCCGCAGCCGGGCGGCGCTGCCACCACGCTGATCGCTGGCTACCATGTGCCCAACCCGATCATCCAAACCCTACTGGTCGGCAACGAGCTACCCCCGATGGTTGGTGCGTGATGAGCGAAGTCGAAGTGGTCCGCGTGACGCGCGAAGAGATCGAGGCAATTATCGAGGAGCGCTTGATCATTCTGCGTGCCACCGAGGGGTGGCCGGATTGGGCGCGAGCCTGCCATCTCCACTGCGCGGACTTCCCGGACTGGAGCTTGAGCAAGGAGCTTGAGTCGCTGGATACCGCAGCTTGGCTACACCACGGCGGCTCCTGGAGGGACTACCTGTGACCACCTCCACGCATGTTCCGCAGGTCATCGACGCCCTGATCGCCCTGTTCAAGTCCGCGCTGCCGGAGCTGGATTCGAAGGGCGGGATCTTCGACGGGCCGCCCACCACCAACCTGCCGGCCGACGTCGCGCTGGTGGCCTTCAACCCTGGCACGGTGGCGCGCCCGCAGGTGGCGGCCGTCAAGTCCCGCCAGGATCTCTCCGAGTACATCCCCGGCGGGACGCGCGAGGAGATGGAGATCTTCTGCCAGATCTCGGCGCACGAGGGCGACGTGGATATCAGCATTCCGCGCTCGCGCTGCCTGACCTACTTCAACGAGCTGTCCACCGCGCTCGCCGCCGACCGTTCCCTGGGCGGCGTGGTGCCGCTGCCCGGCAAAGCGACCGTGAGTTCGGTCGACTGGTACCTGGAGCAGGGTGGCGAGGATTTCTTCGGTTGCTCCGCAACTGTCGTATTTACTATTACTTGCGCCGTGGAGTTCATGTAATGCCCGAATCGATCAGCATCGACATCCACAACGGGGAGATCGAACTGCTCTCCCACGAGGGCTTCGTGCGCGACACCCTCAATGCACTCGGCGACGAGGTAGCCAACGTGGCTCGCTCTATCGCGCCGGTCTACAGGAAGGGTCCATCGCATGGCGGCGCGTTGTCGATCCACGCAACGACCGGCCAGAACGCGAACGGCTACTATGTTGACGTGACCTGGGATGCCGCACATGGATATATGCGATTCCCAAACGCGGGCACCAGATACCAAGAGGCGCAGCGATTTATGGAACGTGCGCTTGAATCAGTCATTGGAGGGCTGCTGTGACCGACGACCCGACGCCGGAGGAGTTCGACTCCCCCGAGGTCACCCCGATCGAAGAGGAGGAGCAGGTGACGTTCTACACCCCGGACCCCCCGGCCCACGTCACGAACCTGACCCCGGACCTTCCGCAGCCGGAGGGCTTCGAGGACCATGCCGCCCTCGTGGCTCGCAAGGAGGCTGCGGCTCGCGCCTATCTGAAGGAGGTGGAGGAGGAGTACGGCAAGTACGTCGCCACCTCCGACATCCTCACGCCGGGCGGCGTGCTGGCCTATCGCAAGGGTGCTGCGGTGCCCGCGTCGAACGTCAAGCTGCACGGCTACGACGTCGACAACCTCGTGGAAAAGGTGAAGTGATCGTGGCACATCTGGGCGAGATCGGCGGCGACCCGAATCCGGACGGCCGGGCCGACAGCTTCACCTTCGGCGGGGAGGAGCGCCGGATCAACCCGGACTTCTCCGAGCTGGACATCATCGACTTCATGGAGAAGGCGCAGCAGGTTGACGAGAATGATCCGAAGGCCGTGACCATGGTCAAGGATCTGTTCCGTGGCCTGGTCCACGCCGACGACTTCGACGGCTTCTGGGCGGCGTGCAAGAAGACGCACCAGACGGCCGAGAGCATGGTCAAGATCTACTCCGACGTGTTGGCGGCGATGTCGGATCGCCCTTCGAAGCCGCCGTCCGACTCCTCGGATGGGCGGCGTACCACCGGCACTACATCGAAGGAAGACTCCTATCTCGTGGTGCTCGACCAACTGGAGGGCCGGCCCGATCTTCAGGCTGTCGCCGTTCGGCATCAGGAGCAACGGCAGGCATGACGTTGAGCCAGGTCGCCGACCTGGCTTACGTCATCAAGTTCGAGGAGCTTGAGCGCACCTTTCAGGCGGTCGAGATCGCGTACTACAGCAACATCACAGAAGAGACAGCAAAGACACATCCGCCACCAGACTTCCAGGAGATGTTCGATGATTTCAATCGACAGCTTCATGCGGAGTTCAAGGCAAAGCAGCGCTCGGGACTAGAGAAGTTTTTCGGATTGGGGTGACGGGATGACGATCGGACGGACGCTCGCTGAAGCGGTAGTCCGCATCCTGCCCGACACTTCCGGCTTCGCGGCGCGTCTGCGGGAACAGCTCGACAGGGATCTGCCCGCAGCCGCCACCGGATCCGCCGACAAGTTCAACGCCTCGTTCGGCGACGCGATGAACGACGAGGCGCCCAACATCGGAAAGACATCCGGTTTCAACTTCGCCAAGGCGCATCACGATGCTGCCGTAGGGCGCTCGGGTGGCGACGCCAGGGATGTCGCCTCCTCGTTCGGCAATGTCGCCGAGAAGGAGATGTCTCGCGTTGGCGACGACAGCGGCAATGCGTATGGAGATGGCGTACACCGCAGTGTCTTGTCGCGCCTGACCGCCGGCATCGGGGACGTCCGCAACCTGTTCCGCAAGAACATCGGCGAAGATGCCGGCGACGAAGAGGGTCGCAGGTTCGCCGACAAGTGGGGGCGAACCGCCAACGACACGTTAGTCTCCTCGTTCTTCAACCCCTTCAAGGGGCGATTCTCTGCGGAGTTCGCCGTCATCCTCGGCCTAGCTGTCGCCGCCGTGGCGCCGGTCGCCGCGACCGCTCTGATCGCCGTGTTCGTCACCGCCATCGGCCTGGGCGGCATCGCAGCCGCGTTGGCCGCCCAGTGGGACAACCCCGGGATCCATGAGGCGATCAAGCGGGTTGTCAATACGGCGGAGACCGCCTTCAAGGGGGTCACCGAGCCGTTCATCCGACCGCTGATCGACGGCATCAACAGGATCAACGACGCCCTGCGGACGGTTCTTCCGCAGCTCACCGGACCGTTCAAGGAGCTGTCCGGTGCGGTCAAGGACGTATCGATCGGCATCGCTGGATTCATCAAGGCGCTGGGTCCAGGCATCGCAGCGGTCCTGCGAGACTCGGTGCCGCTGCTCAAGGAGTTCGGCAAGGATCTGCCGGGCCTCGGCCACGCCCTGAGCAGCTTCATGAAGGACATCGCGGGCACGCACGATCAGGTCTTCGCGCTGCACATTGTCTTCGACATTCTTGACGGCACGATTATCGCGCTAGGTAAGACCTTCAAGGGGCTGGGATACGCGCTTGAGGGTGAGCGCAAGACCTGGGATTCGATCTCCAAGTTCTTCCATGAGAACTCGACCATGGCGCAGGTCTTCCGGTACTACGTAGGGCAGATCGTACTTGCCTGGGATCGCTTCAAGGATTCCGTCCACCAGTTCTACGAGGAGATCAAGCCGGTCATTCCGCTGCTGGAGAAGCTGGGCATCATCCTGGGTGCTAGCGTCCTGATCCTCGCCGTTGGTGAGGTAGTCATCGTCCTGAATCTCATGTTCCTTGAGTTCCGGGCACTGACAATCGCGATCCAGTTCATCGTCACCCAGGTAGTTCCAGCGCTGATCACGGCGTTCAACTCCGTGAAGGATGCGCTGGTCACGGCATACAACTGGGCGCTGGCTACCTGGGGCAACATCTCGAACTTCTTCGTCGGCATCTACAACAGCTTCATGGGCGGCTTTGCGCTGCCGTTCTACAACTTCTTTGCCTCGACGCTGCCAAACGCGCTCATCAGTGCGTGGAACTGGGTGGTCAACGTCTGGAACGCGACCCTCGCGTTCTTCATCGGGATCTGGGGTGCGATCTGGGCGAACTTCATGGTCCCGCTGATCGTCACCTTCACCCAGACCATCCCCAACGCGCTGGTGACCGCCTGGCAGTGGGCGGTCAACGTCTGGAACGCGACCCTAGCGTTCTTCATCGGGATCTGGGGTGCGATCTGGGCGAACTTCATGGTCCCGCTGATCGTCACCTTCACCCAGACCATCCCCACCGCGCTGGTGACCGCCTGGCAGTGGGTGGTCAGCATATGGAACGCGACCCTCGCATTCTTCATCGGGATCTGGGCCGCGATCTGGGCGAACTTCATGGTCCCGCTGATCGTCACCTTCACCCAGACCATCCCCAACGCCGCCCAGACCGTGCGCGATTGGGTGCTGCTCCACTGGAACGAGATGTACGCCGGCCTGGGCGCGATCTGGAACGGGATCTATGGAACGATCTTCGTGCCGATCATCAACGTGGTCACTAAGGACATTCCGAACGCGTTCCATGACGCGGTGAACACCATCGGTCGATACTGGACTGACCTGGAGAGCGTGATCGCTGGCCCGATCAACTGGATCATCGACAACGCACTCAATGGCGGCATCCTCGCGGCGTACAACACGATCGCCGGCATCTTCCATGTTGGCCCGCAGAACGTGCACGTGGGTCGCATCGGCGCGCAGGCCGGCAACGCCGGCTCCTTCAGCTCGATCCCCTTCATGGCCGATGGTGGTTACCTGCGCGGGCCGGGCACCACCACCTCCGACTCGATCCTTGGCGTCGATGACCACGGCGTGCCGACCGCTAGGGTAAGCCAGGGCGAGTACGTCATCAACGCGCGCTCGACGCAGAAGTTCCGCCCGTGGCTGGACGCCATCAACGCTGGCTTCGGCCCTATGGTGCGTCACGCCGATGGTGGGATCATCCCCGGCTACTCCATCGGCGGCATCGTTGGCTCCATCGGCGGTTGGCTCAGCGATGCGGCCGGCGGCGCGCTGCACGCCATCGAAGGACTGGGGCAGACCGCCATCGACATCATCACGAATCCTGCCGCCAAGTTGGAGGGTCTGTTCGGTGGGCTGCTCAACGGGACGCCTGGCCCGGATGGTCCGGTCAAGGATGTCCCGATCGGCGTCGCCAAGACTGGCGTGGACGACATCGCGGAGTGGATCAAGCAGAACTGGACGCCCCACTTCAGCCAGACGTCCGCAGACGTCCTGGCTATCCAGGCGTGGCTCAAGAGTCACGTCAACGGCCTGCCCTACACCTGGGGCGCGGTCGGCCCGGATACCTTCGACTGTTCTGGCCTGGTTGGCGAGGTCATCAACCGGGTACTGCACATGCCGTCCTACCGTCGACTCTTCGTGACCGGCGACGGCTCCGAGGGCGCGTTCCTCCAGGGGCACGGCTTCAAGCCGGGCAAGGACGGCGACCTCATCGTTGGCTACTCCGATGTTCACACCATGGGTGTGATCGGGGGTCTCCCGTTCGAGGCTGGCTCCACTCCTATCCATGTCGGCTCCGGCACCTCGGACATCAACTCGTTCCCGCGCATCTTCTCGTTGAAGATCTCGGGCGCTGGCGGTGGCGCTGGCTTCGGCGCTGTGGCCAGCGGCGGCCTTCAGCAGTTCGCCCAGTCCCTCCTTCCCGGCTTCGGCTGGGGTCCCGACCAGTTCGGCCCGCTAGTCTCCTTGTGGAACCAGGAGTCGGGCTGGAATCCGAACGCCGTCAACCCCTCGTCCGGCGCGTACGGCATCCCGCAGGCGCTCGGTCAGGGGCATCCCTTCAACCTGGGTGATGGCGCCGCCCAGATTCAGTGGGGCCTCCAGTACATCCGGGGCCGCTACGGCTCTCCGGCCGGCGCGTGGGCGCACGAGCAGGCGTTCAACTGGTACGACAACGGCGGCGTATGGCCGTCCGGCACCTTCGGTGGCAACGCCTCCGGCAAGGACGAGTACGTCACGAAGAATGAGAGCATGGAGTCCCTGCTGAACAAGCTCATCGACGCGGTGGAGCGCGTTGCTCCTGGTGTTGGCAAGGAGATCCGGGGCGGCGTGGAGCGGACCGTCCTGACCGCCCGGACGCGAGGTGCATGATGGCGACGCTTAGTCTCAGCCAGTTGTTCATCAACCTCATGTCCGATGGATCTTATGTGGCGGCCGGCCACACCAATCCGAAGCGCTCCAACGAGCTGACGGGAAGCACTCACACCTACGGCACTGGGCGGCGTCGCGGCCTTAGTTCTCTTGGCGACATTGGGCAGGTCAGCTTCACTCTCAATCTGGTCTCCGCGAGTGATGTCACGAAGTTGGACGGTTGGCGTGGTCAGGCCGTCCAGATGCGCAACTACGTCGGCGAGCGCTGGGTGGGCATCTACTGGAAGCTCGACAACATCGTTCCACAGAAGGGCTCTCCGGGCTTCTATATGGTGGACATCATGATGGACACGATCACCTGGCCTAGCTCGGTATAGCCATGCAGATTAAGAGTGCTGCGCCGCGTGACGCTTTCACTGACGATCAGGTCATCTCTCTGCTCCGAGATGCCCCCGACGTCAAGGTGGGCATGGGCCTGGAGGTTCTAGATCAGAACTTGAATGTCCTTGAGGACATTAGTGACTTCACAGAGTCGATTAGTGTGGGGCGCGATTCATACGCCAACCTACACGCCACCGCTACGATCGTCGTCAACCGAATCATTAATTTCAGCGACGCCATCTTGCGGCCATACTGCATTATGCAGGGGTCTATCTCCACGTTGCAGACAACCACCCAGACCATTCTGGGCGTGGGCATGTCTGACGACTTCTCGACCGGCAGCGTCGACACCACGAAGTGGAGCGCCGTCGTCTCCGGGTCGGCCACGATCACCCAGTCTGGCGGTCAGCTCTCCATGACCAGCCCGGCCGGTGCGACGACCAAGCCATACCTGGTGTCGCTTCAGCAGTTCAACATGACCGGCACGTCGGTGCAGTGTCAGGTGATCAGCGTCGGCAACCAGTCGCTTGTCTCCAATGAAGTCGAGCCCGTCCTGTTGATGATCGATCACAACAACTACGTGAGCTGGCTCATCAACCAGGGCAACATCATCCCAACCAGCTTCACGGCCGGCGTTGGCGACTTCGCCGACTTCACGCCCTACAACTCTGCGGTCCACAAGTACTTCCGAATTCGCGAGTCCAACGGTCAGACATACTGGGAGACCTCCGCTGATGGCAACACCTGGACCATCGTGTCGCAGCGCAATAACCCGATCTCGATGACTAACCTGGCCGCTCGCATCGATGGCGGCACGTACGCGTCGGAGGCGTCGAGCACGACGGCGATCTTCGACAACTTCTCCATCGGCACGCAGACCATCATGACCTCTTCGACCTCCCGAGTCGCCCGGACGGTCTCCATGCGCTTCAACATGGGGGCCTTTTACGCCAATGGCGACAAGCAAGACATTGAGCTGCTGCCGCGCAGCTATACGATCACGGGCGTAGACATCCTGAAGGCGTTGTCGGATCCGGTGGGCGAGTCGTACGCGGTCACCACCACCACCACCTACCTGACGGCCGTGGAGAACATCCTGCTCTCGTGCGGGTACACGCAGTACACCATCGACCAGCAGGCGGCCGACAAGTTCCCGCCAGCCCCCATCACGTGGGCGATGACCGATAACCCGACATGGTTGAAGATCGTCAACGATCTGCTTGCTGCCATCGGCTACGCGGGCATCTGGTCCGACTGGGATGGGCGGCTGCGCGTGCAGCCGTACATCAGCCCGCGCCAGCGCAGCCCTGAGTGGGTGTATGACATGGATCCACAGACCTCCATGGTTGAATTCAAGCGTTCGGTGGAGCGCGACCTGTTCGACGCCCCCAACAAGTGGGTGTTTGTGCAGTCGAATCGTGGAGCGGATGCTGCCCCGATTGAAGGCGACGGCATCTATACCTATACCAATCTGGCCTCGGGCGACAGTAGCGTCACCAAGCGGCGGCGCACCATCACCAAGCGGGTGGACGTCGACGCCGCCGACCAGGACAGCTTGGTGGCTCAGGCGCAGGTAACCATTGACGCCGACATGAGCATTTCCACTAAGCTCTCGGTGACCACTTTTCCAAACCCGCTGCACTGGCACTTCGATCGCATGGTCTTCACTGATCCGGAGTTCGGCGCGCTCATGGATGTTATGTCCACCAAATGGGAATGGCAGGTTGGAGCTAATGGCATGACCCAGGAGTGGACGATCCTATGAGCAGCATAGATCTCGATCTCATCAAGGCCATCGATGCTCGCATCGAGTCGAAGATGAGCAACTACACCGACATCGGCACCGTGTCTGCGATCGAGGCCGGTCAGGTGTTCGTCGTCTTCGACGGGTCGCAGCTTCCGGTCCCGGTCAACTGTGGCATCGGCGTGCTGCCGTTCCAGTACGACCGCGTAGGGCTCAACAAGTTCGGATCGCAGTGGACGATCGTGTGTGTCATCCGAGGGCAGGACGACTACCGGGGCGTGCCACGGTTCGCCGACAACGCCTCCCGCGACGCTGCGATCACCGCACCGTATGACGGACTGCTGGCGTACACGCTCGATACCCGGATCATGTGGATGTACAACGGGTCGCGCTCCAAGTGGATGTGGGCGTACCCGCAGACGCGCACCCTGCTCAATGATACCTCGGTCACGAACAGCATCGGATACACCACGATCAGCGACATTCAGTTCCCGATCCTGAATGGTGGCTGGTACTCCTATCACGGAGCCATCTTCACGCTGGCCGTCGCGGCGGGCGATGCGAAGTTCGCGATGAGCATGGCAAACGCTAATCACAACACGGGTAATGTTGCGACTGACACGAACCTGACACCTAACTACCTTGCGGTGCGAGGCGGCGGCACGCTATCGGCGGAGTTCGGCTGGGGTGGGGGGGCCGGAGGAGACCAGACCGCATACCTAGCCGGCATGGCGTCCCCCACCGTCGACGGCATTATCGTCGCCAACTTCTCGCAGTGGACCGCGAACGCCAGCGCAAGCTGGATTCTGCACGGCTCATTCCTTACGATGTCGCAGGTGGCGTAATGACCGACTTCATCCTGGCGCAGGCCAGCCCCACGCCCGACCGGGGACAGGACATTTACACATGCCTGACCTGCGGGAAGACGGCGGCGTGGGCGAACACCCCGCAGCACGCGCAGACCCTACATGGAGATTCGCTTGTGCGGTGCTTCCGGCGCCGGCAGGACAAAGATGCCAGCGATGCGCACGCCGCCGACATGGCCGCCTGGGCGGCGAGCCTGGCGGCAGACCCGAGCACGAAGATTCACCCAGCGGCAGTGAGGCAGGCGTAAATGGGAACCATCACCACGAGTACGGCGAGCCACCCGTTTCAGTACCAGACTCACCAGCGATTGGATCGCTCGCCCACCACGAACTTGATGTGGGTTCTCGTCATCGACTCGTCCGGCAATTTCCAGCTCTACAACTCGACGGACGGAAGCTCCTGGACGGCGCGCGGCTCGGCGCTGGTGCGCGCCAACGTCATCGAGTCCTCCAACATCTTCATCGACAACTCTGGCTACCTGCACTGGGTGTACCGCACCAACGAGTCGAGTCAGGACCGCATCTACTACCGGCGCTTCAACACCAACAACACGGCCTACACCTGGGAGGCCGAGTTGTTGGTTGCGAGTGCCGGCAACGGCGGCGTGGCCGGCACGTACTTTACCGGCATCTCCCAGAAGGCGATACTCTACAACGCGCCCAGCTTCAGCAACTACCACTGCCTGATTGCCACCGGGTATATCGATGGTGTTGGCAACAATGGCGTCATGCTCCACGTTGTGCAGGGCAACACGAACGACACGACCAAGTCTGTGAACAACAGCGCCATCTCCGGGCGGCGCTGGTGGTACTCGCCCGGCAGCGGCCGCAACACCCCGAGCGTTGACATCCGGCACGGTGGCGACGCAAAGAGCGTCGATCCATCCGCGTTCATCACATGGGGGCGCAACACGACGTGGTTGGTGCGCGTGCCCACCGTTGGCAGCTCGTACAACTATTGGATCACCCCCACGGATGCGACCCGGATCTGGGATCACAACCTGAACACTGACTTCACTGCTGGGCGGTTCACTGGAACATCCAATCAGGACGTGTTCCTGATGCCGATGCAGAATGTCAACTCACCAACGACCGTCACGGTACTCCGGCGCAACGATGCGAACACCTTCACTGACTCCATCGTCACCCCCGCGCACCCGCAGGGAAACATCACGTCCAGTCAGGTCAACTACGCCTGGTCGATCATCCGAGTCTTCGCGATCGGCACCGCCAACAACGTCCTGTACTTCATCGACTACGACACCAGTAACGGCACGTGGACGAGCTGGGGAACCGTGGACGCTACGGCCTGCACCACCAGCACCGACTGGGGCGTGCGCGAGTCCGTCTTCGGCTGTACCTGGAAGCACGACGTCTACATGATGCAGGGTTCCGGCCCCAGTACCCTGAAGAGTTTCCACCTGTCGGCATTCTCGAAGCCGCCCAACGCCCCAACCTGGGCGGCCCCATCAAGCGGCCTCGCGCAGGATGTCAACGCCACTCTGACGTTGGACTGGGACTTCTCTGACCTGGACCCATCCGACACGCAGAGCGCCTACGCGCTGAGTCGCCAGATCGGCGCGGGCGCGCTCCAGTACTACACCGCTGCTGGCGGAACGTGGGGCAGTACCGAAGTTCAGAACACTTCCGCAGCCAGCGCGGTTACGCTCGCCTCCGGGTGGGGGGCCGACTCGGACGCCAACCACGTTTACAAGGTGAAGACGTGGGACTCCACCAGCCTTGCTGGCGTGTACAGCAATGGCCTAGTTGTTGTTCCGTCCGCCAAGGACAACCCCACGCTGACCGCGCCGGGCGCGTCGATCGCTTCCAAGCAGGTGACGGCATCGTGGACGGTGGCCACCCAGACTGCATTCAAGATCCAGCTTTCCGGGGATGTCACCTACGACACCGGGTGGATCGTCAGCACGTCCACCTCGTACACCGTGCCGAAGGACATGGCTGACGGCAACAGCGTCACCCTCACGCTCTACACCCAGAACGACGAGGGCCTGACCTCCAACGCCGTCAGCCAGGCGTTCACGGTGGCGTTCACGCCCCCCGCTGTGCCGACGTTGGTTGCGACGCCGAACAACACGACCGGCCTGATCGGTATCGCGATCACCAACCCGACTGGTGGCGTGTCGACCTTCGTCGGGGCCGGCGCTGCGGTGAAGGCCAACAACGCCAGCTTGACGCCCGTGGCGCACGCCAGCTCGGCGCGGCAGGACTTGATGATCCTGTTCGCGTCGATCCGTAACTCCGGCACCGGTACGGTGAACCTGCCGACCGGCTGGACATCGTTGGTGAACTTCGGAAACACCAGGGTCATGGGCCGGTTCTTCACGGACGGCACCGGCAGCGACGACCCCACGGTCACCTTCACGGGCGGCGCGACCGGCGCGGACACGATCGCGCAGATCGCCACCTTCCGTGGTGCTGGCATGAACAGCCTCGGCACGGTGCTGTCGGCCACGGTGCTCAACGGCGCGGCGCAGAACATCGCCTACCCGTCGCTGGCCATCGCCGTCAACAACCAGACGGTGCTGGTACTGGGCTGGAAGCAGGATGGTGCCGGCACCGGCATCGCCACGCTCGCCGGCATGACGGAGATCGGGGAGACCGAATCCGCGCTGGGCTCCGGCTCGGAGCAGGTCTGGGACTACGTGATCCAGACCACCGGCACGAACATCACCGGCTCCAGCTTCACGGTCACGGGCGGCACGTCGCAGATCAGTCGCGGTATCACCATGGCGCTCGACGTGAAGCCGGCATTGGCCTACAACGATATCTACCGCCGCATTGTGGGCAATACCGACGTGACACTGGATAACGGCACCAGCGGTATTCGTATCGCCACCCAGTTGCCCAGCGGCTCAACCTACAATGACTTCACGGCAAAGTCTGGAGTCGCCTACGAGTACCAGATCGTCGCCCTCGGCGTTAACGGAACGTCGGCTTTCTCGGCATGGACGGCGTGAGGTGGTGGTCTCCAATGTGGGGCGAGGTCTACAGGGCGTCGATGGACCCCAAAAACAACATGAAGGTATTCGTATGGGAATGCCGGAATTGCGACGTCCGCGCCCGCGCCCGCGAAACTGACCCACTGATCTGCTGGAATTGTGGCGGCAAGGTTCACATCGTTGCCACACCCTACGTTGCAAAGGACTCTTGGTGACGAAGACCTGTACGAAGTGCAAGGGGCATCTCCAAGACAGTCCGACTCTACTTCGAAGAGCTGCCGATCTACAAGAAGGACGGTGAGTCCGATCACAATATTTTTCCCGGACGTTTCGCACTATCAGGCCGGCCTGGTCATTCAACCCGGCACGGTCGTCGTCATCGCCAAGGCGACCGAGGGCACCACGTTTCTTGACGCGAGCTACTTCGACTTCAAGAACCAGGCCGCCAACGTCGGCGCCATCTTCGTCGGCTACCACTACCTGCATGCCGGATCGACCGCCGCCCAGGCGCAGTACGCGTTCAACCGGATGGGGCGCACGCCGGCCATGCTGGACGTGGAGGCTGGCTCCGGTGGTGTGTCCGACATCCTCGGCTTCGTGGACTCCTACCGCGCCCTAGGCGGCGTCATGAACCTGGTGTATCTGCCGCACTGGTACTGGAACCAGATCGGCTCCCCGAGTCTTTCGGGGCTGGCCTCTCGCGGCCTGAAGCTGGTGTCCAGCAACTACACCACCTACTCTGACTCCGGCCCCGGCTGGATCGGTTACGGCGGCTGCGAAGTCGCGCAGTGGCAGTACAGCGACAACCATCTCTACGGCGGGCAGCACGTCGACTTCAACGCGTACAAGGGGACCAAGGATCAGTACGCCGCCTTGGTCGGCGCCGCCGGCACTACTACTTCTGACGTACTCAACTTGGAGGAACTGGAAATGCATCACAGGCTCGTAAACGTGGGCGACGAGGTTACGTTCATGCCGTCGTCCGTCTCTGCCGGCAAGTGCATCTGGGTCGGCCTCACCATTGGCGGCCACGGCGGGCTTGCCTCGACCGTGAACGCCCAGATGTACTACGACGCCGCCTGGCACAACCTGGGGACCATCACCGTGAACGACGGCCCCGAGACGCTGCTGCCCTACATCGACCAGACGAACGTCCGGAACGTGTACGTCAAGCTGTTGTCCGGCCCGCCGGTCGACGTCTCGGCCGTCCCGTCCCAGGAAACGATCTAGGGGCGGACATGTTCACCAAGAAGTTCTGGAAGGATCTTGCGGAGCGCGCTATCTCCACTGCGGCGCAGGCCGCGATCGGTGCGATCGGTGCCGGCGAGCTGACCCACCTCAACTGGAAGGTGGTCGGCCTGACGGTGGTCGGCGCGGCCGTCCTGTCCGTGCTGAAGGGCGTGGTGGCCTCTCAGGTGGGGGATTCGTCCAGCGCGTCTCTGCTTCCGGCTACTGACGCTGCGCAGCCGCCCGCTAACCCGTAAGATATAGACACCCATCGATGGGGCTAAGAGGGGCGTTCCGCGCGGAGCGCCCCTCTCGTGTAGAAGGGGATGCGCCGTGATTCCGTGGTCCGTACTCGCTGACAACAGTGGGTGGGCGTTGGTCGGCG